TATCGTTTTAACCAGTACTGTGAACGCCTGCAGGCCTTGATTGCGCAGAAAATCGACGACGAGTTCAAGATGTTCTTGAAGTGGCGTGGATTTAGCATTGACTCTGGCCTGTTTGCACTGCGGTTTAATCCACCACAGAACTTTGCTAGTTACCGTCAAAGCGAACTAGACAACACCAGAATTCAAGCATTTCAGGGTCTGGAGCCCTTGCCCTACATGTCAAAACGTTTTATGCTGGAACGCTTCTTGGGCTTGACTGAAGAAGAAATCAAGAAAAACGAAGAGTTGTGGCGCGAAGAGCGTGACGATCCACAGATGCAGCCCACCACTGGACAAGACCTACGTAGTGTAGGTATCACTCCTGGTGCACTGGAAACTGACATTGCCACAGGCGAAGAAATTGGTGCCATGGAACCTGCTGGGGCACTAGGCGGGGACATAGGCGGCGCAGCAGCACCTGGTGTGGCCCCTGGTGGTGCTGGAGCTCCGCCTACTGCAGCACCACCAGCAGCATAAATAACTGTATGATTCTGCAAGAATTTTTCAACAAAGAGCCTGAAGCCTACCAGGACGTAGCGCAAGACAACAGCCAGCCACAGCTGGGTGACTTGCGTAAGACCCACTTGACCTTGCGGCAACTGAACAAACTGCGAAAAATGAATGATGTTCGCACAGTTGAATACAAAGAAAAACTCAAACTGGTGCGTCAGCAATACGCACCGCCAGCACAGCCTGCCATGTGATTTTTGTCTGACCTGACAATTTATCACCATTTTTGCATCTAAAAGCACCAAGTTTTTGCCTCCTGTGTAAATAACATTACACTTTACCTAACAGGAGTTTCTTTATGAACAAATTTGAACAGTTGATCGAATACGTGATCAATGATGAAGAGCAAAAAGCTCGTGCCTTGTTTCACGACATCGTTGTGGGCAAAAGCCGCGAGATTTACGAGAACTTGATGGCTGAAGAAGCCGAAGAGGATCTTGACGAAAGCATGGAAGAAGTCGATGAAGACGCCATGGGCGGCGACGCTGCTGATGACTTGATCGACGACGTAGAAGCCGAAGAGCAAGACGACATGAGCATGGAAGCCGAAGGCGACGACATGGGCGACGAAGACATGGGCGACGAAGACATGGGCGACGACATGGGCAGCGAAGAAGGTCTTGAAGACCGCGTGATGGATCTGGAAGACAAACTGGACGAACTCATGGCTGAGTTTGAAGGCCTCATGAGCGGCGACGACATGGGCGGCGACGGCGACGGTTTTGGTCCAGACGAAGGCGGAGACGCTATCGAAATGGACGACACAGAAGAAATGATGCCTGAAATGGGCAACTATGGCATGATGGAGAACGTGAGTCTCAAAGCAGCCCCCAAGCCAGTGACTGCTGAAGAAGGCGGTGTCAACAAGAAGTCCACAGTGGCTGCAAATGCAGGCGCAAAAGGTCCTGTTGGCAGCACAGTCCGGCCTGTGAGCACAACCGGTGCTGAAGCACAAGGTCGTTCTGCTCCCCCAACCAAGGACTTGATTGGCCGAGTTGGTAACACACCAGCTCAAGGCACACAAAAGCCCAGCGCAGCCACCAAGCCCAAACTAGGCCAAGAAGGCGGCATCAACAACAAGTCTATTGTACCCGGCAAGCACAACTAAAATGACTTACCTAAAAGAACAACTTACCTTCCACCAAGCCAACATTCAGGTTCTTGAAGAAGCTGATGTCAGCGGGGGTAAGAACCTGTATCTCAAAGGTATTTGTATTGAAGGTAACAAACGCAACGCCAATGACCGAATATATCCCCTGCACGAAATAACTCGTGCAGTCACTACCATCAACCAACAGATCAAGGAAGGTAATTCCGTGTTGGGTGAAGTGGACCACCCGGATGATTTAAAAATCAACCTTGATCGGGTTTGCCACAGTGTTGACGGTATGTGGATGGAAGGTGATGCCGGACACGGCAAACTCAGAATCTTGCCCACCCCCATGGGTGACTTGATCAAGACTTTGCTGCAATCTGGAGTCAAACTCGGAGTGTCAAGCCGCGGCAGCGGCAACGTTGACGATAGAACAGGACATGTAAGTGACTTTGAAATAGTCACTATAGATGTGGTTGCCCAACCCAGCGCACCAAATGCTTATCCCAAAGCAATCTACGAAGGTATGATGAACATGAAATATGGTCACAGATTACTGGAGATTGCTAAAGATGCTGGTCAGGACAACAAAGTGCAGAAATACTTGAAAAGCGAAGTGATTCGACTGATCAAGGATCTGAAAATCTAAGGAGAATCTACTAATGTTAGATGCAATCAAACCATTGCTAGATAGCGACTTGATCAACGAGGAAACTCGTACCGAGATTACCGAAGCCTGGGAAGCCAAGCTGACAGAAGCTCGCGAACAAGCCCGTGCAGAACTACGTGAAGAGTTTGCACAACGCTATGAGCACGACAAAACAGTCATGGTTGAAGCCCTGGATAGAATGGTAACAGAAGGACTCCAAGCAGAACTTCAACAAGTAGCAGCTGAAAAGCAGGCCTTGGCTGAAGACCGCGTAAAGTTTCAAGGCCGCATGAAAGAAAGCGCCACAAAGTTCAACAACTTTATGGTGACCAAGCTGGCTGAAGAAATTGGCGAACTGCGTCGAGACCGTAAGATGCACAGTGAAGGACTAGAAAAACTAGAAAACTTCATGGTGCATGCTCTGGCTCGTGAAATTCAAGAATTTGCTCAAGACAAGCGTGACGTGGTGGAAACCAAAGTGCGCTTGGTCCGTGAAGCACGTAGCAAACTTGAAACTCTCAAAGCACGTTTCGTAAAAGAAAGTGCTGAGAAAATGAGCCGCGCTGTTAGCAGTCATCTCAAGGCCGAACTGACACAACTGCAAGAAGACATCAAAGTTGCTCGTGAGAACAATTTTGGTCGTCGTATCTTTGAAGCGTATGCAGCAGAATTTGGTGCCACTCATCTCAATGAGAACGCCGAAGTCCGCAAGCTCAGCAGCCTGCTACAACACAAAGACAAACAGTTGGCAGAAGCCATCAAACTCACCGAACGAGCCAAAGTCGTTGTTGAGTCTAAAGAACGTGAAATACGTATGATCCGCGAATCCAATGAGCGTGAAAGCACAATGGAAATGTTGCTGGCTCCCCTAAACCGGGACAAAGCAGAAGTCATGCGTAATTTACTGGAGAGCGTACAAACATCCCGTTTGAAGAACGCCTTCGAAAAGTATCTACCAGCAGTGTTGGAAGACCGCAGTGTGAAAGCTTCTAAAGTGATCACCGAATCGGTTACCGAAGTAACTGGAGATAAATCTGTTCCAAGTAGTCACCAGGAAGAACGCGAAGCCAAAAGCAACGTGATCGACCTCAAGCGCCTGGCAGGGTTATAATTAATTTTATAGGAGACTTAAATGTCACAAGAACTATTAGAAAGCCGCTGGGGCGAGACCAAAGAAGCATTGCTCGAAGGTCTGAACGGTACCAAGCGCAACAGCATGGGTGTTATCCTTGAAAACACTCGCAAGTACCTGAAGGAAAACGCTTCCGCAGGTAGCACAGCAGCAGGTAACATTGCTACTTTGAACCGCGTGATTCTTCCAGTTATCCGTCGTGTTATGCCTACCGTTATTGCTAACGAGTTGGTTGGCGTTCAGCCCATGACCGGACCAGTTGGTCAGATCCACACTCTGCGTGTTCGCTACGCACAAAGCTTGACTGACAACTCAGCAGCTCAAACCAGCGTCAGCGCTGGTGAAGAAGCCTTGAGCCCATTCAAGATTGCACAAGCCTACTCCACAGTTCCTGGCACAGCCACCACAGCCACTAGCTACAACGGTGCTGCCACAGCTACCATGGAAGGCACAGGCGGTAAGCAAATTTCCGTACAGATCTTGAAGCAAGCTGTTGAAGCCAAGACCCGTAAGTTGCAAGCTCGTTGGACCTTTGAATCGGCCCAAGACGCACAAGCCATGCACGGTATCGACGTTGAAGCTGAAATCATGGCTGCTCTGGCACAAGAAATCACAGCTGAAATTGACCAAGAGATCCTGTTGAGCCTGCGTAGTCTGGCTGCTACAGA